ATTGCCAAGCGTCTTAGAAAAAAAGCCCGGGTTTCTTTTCTGTGTCTGCCTTTTGCTTTGAACGGTTTTCTTTTCATGTCCTCTGCCCAGTAGAGCACCTGGTCACCAACGAGTAGAACGCCAGGCTGTTCGCACGAGCACTCGGTCTTGCTTACGTCCGTTGCACTGTCGACATAACGATTGAAGATTGCTAATGTCATGATTAGGCTCTCCCTCCCCAGGTGGGACTATGTGGTCGATTGTCCAGTCCCCCCCTATTAGTTCCTTGTTGCAGACTTGGCAGATAGGCTCTAGCACTGTCTTGGCGTAGGCTCTCGCTTTCGCCCAGGCTTGACTGTTGTGCCACTCTGCCATAACACTCTCCGCATTTCACTTGTCCAAATAATCTAACATGATGCGTTCTTTTGCAGGATGGACACTCCATCAGAAGCCCCCTTTGCCGGCTCGATAGATCTCTCGGATTAGGTAGCCAAAGACAACTGGGATTGCAATAAAAACAACCCAAGCGATTGGCATAAGTAGCTCGGCGATTATGTGAAGTAGAAAGATGGCGAGGACGACTAAAAGTCCTCCTAATAGCTTTATTGTGTTAGACATTGAATACCGCTCCTGTGTAGTGTTTGTTCTTCTCTAACTCAAAGCAGGTAATCCCTGCCTGTGAATCAGAGCCCGAATTGAGCCTATACCAATTAGACCCATTGTCCATAGTCTTTGCTTGAATCCAATACCTGCTGCCTCCATTGTGAGAAGCACCCAGCTCTTGAACTCTTAGGTGATGGAAATGTCCGGTAATTAGGACAGTTGCTCCGGCAATAGGCTGATGCCCAAAGGCTTGGTTTGACCAATAGCCAGGAATTGAATCTGGTCTGGAGGCTTGGTGACCATGCACCATCCCAAGAACATGGAACTGATCGCCAAACACATCCAGAGCCAGTGATTCATCCTCAGGGTTAGGCACAAAGACATCGAGCTGTGTGTCAGTTTCCTTAGCTAACCGAGCGACCTGCTTAGCAACTACGATTCCCCAATCGTCTAGCCCTGGCTGTCCGACTTGCTGTTTGCTTAGCCTAAATTGACAGTGATTCGAGGCAACTGTGGCATAGCTGAGCTTGCTGTAGTTTCTGAGCCGCTTAACGAGCTCCCAAGTTAGGGCAACTCCGAGATCCACTTGAGACATGATGCTTTTGTCGTTGCTGTAGACCTGCTGTTGGTCAGCCTTGTTGTAAAAGCCCTCGATTAAGTCACCGCACTCAGCGATTATGACTCGCTCATACTTGCCTCGCTTGACCTGCTGCTCTATCCGGTCATAACTTGCAAAGACTCGCTCAAGTAGTTGCTCAGTTCCGCCTCGATGATCGACCTTGCCAATCTGAAAGTCGCTTAGCATAATTACAAGAGCTTTACCAGTCTCAACCTCTACTTGAGGCTTAGCCTTTTTGCCTTTGACTGTTTTCCAGGTCAGTGGAAGGTCGAGGTCAGCTCTCCGCTTTAGTCGAAAGTTGAACCGGTAGCTAGTCAGCCAATCGCCGTCATACTTTTGCCAGCGTGAAGTTCTGGGAGTGCCTACAACTTCATAGAGCTCGGGGTCGAAGCCTTGCAGCTTTAGAAAGTCCTCAAAGTCTGGGACTTGATCGTGATTCACGCCTGGGGTTATCGCCCAGCCCTCCTCACCATCGAACTCGAGTGCCGGTCTCCAATCCTTTGGAGCTTCGACTCGCTTGGCTGGGTTTAGATTCTCGAGCATGAGCAAAGCCCTCGGCGGTGACGAGCGATTGAAGTATCTGAGAGCCTGGTGCTGGTTTGCTCTCTAAGAGCCCTGCTAAGTCCATTGTCCGAGACGCTGGTGTCGCAAAGAACATCCATCAGAATCTGCTGGTCTGCTTCGCTGAGGGTGTTGTAGAAAGTTCTAACTGCACATGGGTAGTGTCTGGTCTGCAGCTTGACCTTTAGGTTTTCTAGCATTTTCCTGCCTTTCTGTGTTAGTTCAAAGGTAGGGATTTGAGTAGTTACTTGTCGAACGACACGCCGAGGAACGGGGAATAGGTAATCAGTGCTCCAACTGGCATTTCAGGGGCTTCGTAGACCTTATAGGCAACGATTTCAACAACTTGAGAATCGTCCTCGATGATTCCTGCATCAGTGGCAGAGTCGTTTATAGATCTAATTAGCTTGTCGAGGTCTGGTGGGACTGTTGGCAGTTCTCGCTTCACTGTTTTGGGTCGAGGCATGAAGAACATGACATCGAGGGAGACTGCACCTGTGAGGGGCTGGCAACTGTAGTTTGCTGCTTCGAGCTTTTCAGTCACCAACCTCCTCCAGGCTGGGAGATTCTTGTTGGCTTCGACCAGGACAATCTTGTTGCCTCTCCGGAAAGCGTTTTTGCTTCCTTGAGGTTGAGGGATGCCCGGGGCAAAGACTTGAATCATTAGCGGTAGTGCTCGACTAACTGACTGCTAAAGGATTTGAGGGCTTCTGCAAGCTCAGGAGATTCAACGACTAGCCACTGATCCTCTGGCTCTTCATCCTCCAAAAGCATTTCAATCCGCCAATAGCTGATGCCGGTGTCGACATCCTCAATTTTCTGCAACTGAGGCTCTAGGTAGTGGACTGTCTTTTGGATCATTAGAACGGAGCATCCTCGAACTTGTCGCTGTGGGCTTTCTGCTCTGCAGCAGTTTTGACCTGAACCACAGAAGCTCCCTGAACATGGTGCTCGATGACAGTTTTCTCGATGCCGTCTTTGGTCTTGTAGCTCCCTATCTTTGTCGATAGTTCCCCATGAATTTCAGTCCAATCTTCTTCTTGCAATAGATCGTGCTGAGGGGTGCTGAACCAGCAAGTCCAGAGTCTTGAGAAGTCTTTTCCGTTTGAGTTGAATCTCTCCCAGACTTGTATTCTCTTTCCCTCCCACCCGATTGAGTGGACTGTTCCTGCGATTTGTATTTGGGGCATTTCGTCTCCTTGTTTTTTGTGTTGGTGTTGCTATCTATAGAATCCTATAGCTTAATAACTATAGATTTGTAGTAGTTATCTATAGGTTTCTAGTTATTAATACTAGAATTTATAAATAACTATAAAGGATGTATCACCTAAGATTTTCTATCCTTTGTATGGCTTGCTTAAATAGCTGATAGAGCTCTGGCTCGGCAAGTTGGTAGGGTCTGGCTGACTGCCAAAGATCCATTAGGGCTCGCATCTTGAAGTCTTCAAGCCCATGCGTGTAACCGAGATTGTAGCTCTTAGCCTTTTCGCTGATGAGCATTTCGTCTGTGTCTAATTTCATGTTGTCTCCTGTCTGTGTTAGCATAACAATACCCTTTCGTGGTTAGGGTCGCTGTCTCCTTCAACAGCTCGGGGGCTTGGGTTTCTGTGTGCCTGAGCCCCCTTTCTCTATTTTGCTTGACTCTCTAAGCTCTTTGCCAAGTCTTTGATTGACTGCAGAATCTCGTCTCCGGCGTTAGCTGCTTGAGCTTCCTTGTAAAGAGCTCGCAAGCCTGGGATGTTTTTTGTTCCAGCTAGGACTGTTGCCTCTTGAGCCCAGTTCTTTTGCTTAGGAGCTTCTGCAACTGTTCTGCTCATTTCCTCCCTCGAGGGACGGATTGCCTTACCGGACTTTGACTTGACTTGAAAGTTCAGAGTCGCAAGTGCTCGCCCGATTGCCGAGGTGCTGCAGTTTTCAACAGCAAACTTGACTAACTGACCGGATGTTCTGCTCTCTCGAGCAAAGTCGATGGCAGCAGGTCTAGGGTCATCCCTGTCGGTGTAGACACTTGCCTTGATGACAACTTCATCGGCGTTGATTAGGACGATGTCGGTGTGAATCCTGCCTTTAGGATGTGCCTCCCAAAATGCGTTTATGCGATCTGCAACTGGCTCATAAGAATCCAAGAAGCTCATTTAGTTTCCTTTCGTGAAAGTGATGTAGGGTTTGCCCTCTCCTCGAGCTTGAAGCAAGACGATTGGGATTCCATTGACCAAGCCAACTCTAGCTCCGTCTAGCTCGTCAAGAGCCTGAGACTTCCACTTCTGCAGGTTTTCCTCAGCAGCGTCATAGATCCGTTTGGCAGCTAGGAGCTCGATTCCGCAAGATAGCTCATGTTCCTCGTCCCTGATTCCTGGGCTTAGCTCTCGAATTGTCTGATAGGTCGAATCACTGCCGTCATAGGTTGGAGGCTGCTCTGCGTCTAAAAGGGCACAGAACGCCGTTACAGCCGATTTCACGACCTCCATAAGGGATTCATCCCATTCGACAGTAAAAGCCCTCACAGAGCCTCCTGTGACCGCATAGAGGGTAGCAGGGTTTGTAAGCCCAGTGACATACTGGTACCAAAGCACTTGATACTTGTAGTGCAGGGGAATCTCAGTCCAGTATTGTCCGGTGTGCTTGATTTCGAGGATGCTCAAATTGCCGTTTTGATCCTCGATTATGGCATCGGGGTTGGCTCGGAATCGGGGATTGTCTAGGCTGGCAAAAGTCAGGTTTTCGTGATGAACTGTGATTGTGGGGTATTCTTCTCTGAACGCCTCGATGATAGCTGGCTCCAGGAGGTTGCCAAGCCTCATAGCCATAGTTGCCTGGGGAGGGTCAATTAGCCCTAGCTTTTCATAGAACAGCGTGACTGCACTCTTGTAGGGGCTCAGATTGAGAATAGAGGCGATTTCACTACCGCCTATACCTGATTCCCTTTGCTCAAGCCACTCAGGGCTTCCAGCAGGGAATTGTCCAATCAGGACACACTTACCAACGGCTTCGACTCGGTCTGCAATTTTCATAACTGCAGCCTAATCGAGGGCTAGGACTTAGTTCTGTCCTGGGATGTCAGGTGTTTCGATTTCAGTGAAGTCCTCGATCTCGGTGATGTCCTCATCAGGGACATTAGCACCGGCAAGCATGGTAGCTCCGAGGGTCAGAAAAGCTGCAACTGAGGTCAGGATGGCTTGAGACTGGTCATCGGTGATAATTCCGGCGATAACCAAAAGAGGCACTAGACCTGCTACTGCAGCGTAGATTGCTTTTCGTGTTCTTGGGGTGAAGTTCATGAATTTACCTTTGCTAGCCACTTGATTGGATCTGTCGGCTTGACTTTCCAGCGGACTTCCCAGTGTAGGTGAACTCCAGTGCTAGCACCAGTAGTCCCCATAATCCCTAGCGTGTCACCCTGCTCGACCTTGTCACCTGCCTTGACAGTAGTTGACTTATCTGCTAGGTGAGCAAATAGGTGCACGAATCCTGACTTGCCTTTGAGCTTGACATAATTCCCATAGCCTCCGCCTGGGGCTGTGCTTTTTCTTGCCTCGAGAATTGTGCCCGATTCTGGAGCGATGATTGGCTCTTTGGCTTTGCCTGTAACTAGATCCGCTCCGAGGTGTGCCCTGGTCTTGCCTGTGATTGGGTGTTTGCGAATCCCAAAGCCAGAAGTGACTTTGTATTTGTTCTTGACTGGGGCGATAGCTTTCATTAGGCAACCTGATTGACTGTGAGGATTACGCCAGGCACTTCTGGTCTGCCACCTGTTGCTGCTCGAGAGTCGATTTTGATGGTGTTAGTTGCATCAACCCACCAATAGAGCTGGCAATAATCATTAGCTTCGGCATCGACAAACCAGTTCCAAGCTGTTACAAGAGCTGAGTTTTGACCTCCAGTAATTGTGACAACTGTGTTGCTGTGAGCAACTGGGTCTCCGTTTTGCTGCAACCAGATTTCAGCATTATGAGTGCCACCTGTCATCTTGACTAGCTGAGCCGAGAAAGCGATGTTGTATTTCCCAGCTTTGCGAAAGATAATCTGACCGCCCTCGTCAATCTCAACATACTTGGCAAAGTTAGTGTGATTGAGCGGAATTGGGCTAGTCTCTGTCCAGGTCTGATCTGACCCTCTAAACTCAAAGCTGCCATAATTAGGGTTGAAAGCTCCCCTGATTGTGAGGATGTTTGCCTCTGGCTCGATAACCGAGACAATGTTCTCGTGTCTGATTACCTCAACAGGCATTACTTGACTATCTCTTGATTGACTGTGACAACTCCAGTAGCTAGGACGATTACATCAGCTTCGTCAGCAGTTGCAACCTCGATGCCGTAGACATAATTGGAATCAACTAGCAGCTTGGTCTGAGCAGGAGTCCAGGTCATTTCAATCTCGGCAGTCTCGATGTCGATTGTCGGCTCTGCCTCGAGGATTAGAGTTCCCCTGCTTGAGTGTCTGACTTGAGCCTTTGCTGTGTAGCCTGTGAGATCCACAGGAGTGCCCTCCTCAGTGGTGTAGACATAAGTCCGCACTAGCGTTCCGCCAGCGTCAACTGTGAAGTTGTCTTTGATTGACATTAGATTCCCCTAACGATAAAGGCAACAATTCCAGCTGTGATTGCTGCTGTCATTATTGACTGAATAAAGGCGTTTGACCAGTGTGCCTTTTCAAGCTGCCTGATTCTTTGCTCAAAGTCCTCGAGCTTCTTTTCAATCTCGGTCACGATTCTCAGGATTACTGCAGTGTTGCTGGGAGGCTTAGTCGACATGACTAACTTGCCAAAGCCTGAATCTCTGCTTCTGTTAGACCAAGTGCTGCTAGCTTTTCTAAGGCTGATTGTCGAGCTGCTTGCTTTTCAGCTATTGCTTGAGCTTTTTCTTGCTCTAAGGCTTGGTCTGCTAAGTATTGGTCATACTCAGCCTTGGTCATTTCACGCTCGATTTCCTCGCCAGTTTCGAGGTTGTGAATTTTGATCATAGGTTTAGTCATTAATTGCCTCCATATATTCTAAGAGTTCCTGCTGTGTAATTATTTGCACTGACCAACTGAATACTGTCTATTGCTGAGAGACTATTAACCTGTCCAGACGAAGAAAAACCGCTGTTATTAGTGGCAACCCCACCACCAAAACCAAAAAAAGATTTTCGTTCTGAAGTACTAGCATAATTTGATACTGTTATCTCGTAATTAAAAGGAGTATTCGCAGTCAAATTAGCACCGCCAGCAATAAATATATTTGCGCTTGCCGAAGTACTCCAAGCCTGAACCGAAGCTTCCCAGCTAACGTAATTATTACTTAGATTAGTCGTTCCATTTCTGAACCTAAAATAAACATTTCCACCTGTACCAATTTCTACATTTACAGCCTCGGCCTTAATAAATTTATAACCTTGATTTATGGAATTTACGCTGATTGTGCTAGAACCTGTAAGAGAAGTAGTACTTAATAACGTCCAAGCCCCTCCGCCCGCTGGGGTTGCCCAGGTCGCTGTAGTTCCATTGGATTGCAGCACTTGCCCATTAGTTCCAATACCCAATCGAGTAACCGAGGCATTACCATCCGCAACAATTAGGTCACCTGCAGTTGTGACAGTGCTCTTTGGAATAGCTCCCGAGTTGTCGTTTATGTCAACCCAGCTACTGCCGTTGAACACATAAACCAATCCGGTGTCCTCGAGGTAAGTCACCATGCCCTCAGTTGGAGCTGTGAGTGCTGCAGATCTAGCAGTCGAGTTAGCAAAGACCATAACCGACTGATTCATCAAATAGGTGTTTAGATCGCTTGCCGGCAGTGGGCTGCCGTTAGTAAAGACTTTGTAAGCCATTTATGCCTCTTTCCAGAGCTCTAGTGTAGTGAACCAATTATCAGGGTCGATGTAGTGACCCACCTTTGTAATTGTGAAGTAGTCATCAACGGCGATAACTCCCTCGTCATACTTCACTCCGACTAATTGTCCTGGAGTAAAGAAAGCAGCCTCGGTCAATGTTCCCAGTCTGTCGATTGCCGGTGTTTCAACTGAGTCGACTAGGGCTGTTGGGTATTGCTGAAAGACTATGTCTGCCCAGCGATTGAGCTCATCCAGGTCAGTTGTATTCAGTGTAACATCCTGAGCGTATTTTCCGTACAGCTCGATTGAATCAGGATTCTCTCTGAGGGTCGTAATTGTGTCATCGGACTCGAGGATAACCTTGAGCGAGTTATAGACAGTGTTTTCAGTCGCACTAGTAGCTATGTCGCTCATGCAAAGGTGATTTGGATTTCCATGATTGTTTCCGATTACCGGAGTGCTAGGAGCTGGGCTGATGCTCGATGGTCGAGGCACTAGAACAAACTCTTGAGTCTCAGGGTCAATCCAGAACAGTCCTAGACCGACTTGAATAGCCTCATAAACCAATCCGCTAGGTATGACATCAGTCAGGATGGTGCTTGGAATCTCTCCGCCTGGGTCTGAGCTCTGAGCGTTCATGGCAGTTCCGAACTCGTCAGCGATTAGCTCGAGCTGCTCGTAAGGTGTCACATAGCCGGGGAATCCGGTGTCTGAGTCGAATAGGTCAAGGCGAGTGTTCATCAGTCGCTTGAAACTATCAAAGGCAACTAGATTCATTAGGTTATTGCCATCAGCGTCATAGCTAGTCGAGATTGAGTCGATAATTCCTGACCAGATAACTTGGTCGACAACTCCATCATCGAGCCTAACTCGCATTTGGACTCCAGGTCTAAAAGCAGGAGTGTAGACCGGGTCGAACTGCAAAGATTGAAGCGTAATTTGGGCTGCTGCTGGCTGAGGCTGGAAGTAAAGCTGATCCTCAACAGTGCCTCCGATAGTTAGCTGAGCCTTGTTGATTATGCAGCCGAGGTCAGTCCAGCGGAAAGAGCTCTCTCCAAGTAGGTCATCCCCACCGATTAGCGAGACTCCGATTGTAAAGACTCCGCCATAGCCGAGCAGGTCAGTTCCGCCTAGCTTGCTCACGCCAATAACAAAGACGTTTTCCCCACCGCCAGCAAGAAAGAATTCAACCTTTAGGTCAGTTGAAACGTCAAAGTTTGGGATTGTTGTCACTATCGAATCCTAAGTGCAGAGCCTTGAGATTTGAGCTGGTCGTTTATAGCTTTTGCAACGTCATTAGCGTTGACCTGGGCTCTATTTATGTTGACGTTTATGTTTGTATTTCCTAGTGGGACGCTCACGCTGCCTGAGCCCGAACCAGTACCCCTCGGTGTTGATTGTGATGGTCGATCTAATAGCCCTCGATAGGTTGCAGCGTTTAGCTGTTCTGCAGTTATCAAGGGATTGCGAGTTGCTGCCAAAAGCTCTTGTTGGCGTCTAAGTTCTTCGGTTGCAACAGTGGCTTCTTTGGTTCTGTTATATACCTCAAACATGCCTCCAGCTAGCAAAGCCAATCCAGCAATGATTCCAGCAAGTACTGGGTTGCCTGCACTAAAAAACAGCATGGCAACTTTCAGTACGCCAATTCCAATCACTAGGTTTGTAACTGCAGTAATTACAGCCCCAAAGCCTTTGTCTCCAGTGAGTGTTTCAAGCATTGGAATAACTTGTGAATCAAGCCAGTCCACTAGCTCCCCGAAGCCCTCAACCATAGCAACAATGCCGTCAACAATTGCCTGCATTTTCTCTTGACCCTCAGGCGTTGCAAGCCACTCTGAAAACTCTTGAAGAATTGGGAGTAGGGCTTCTCCGATTGACTCCTGCATTTCGCCCAAAATAATCTGCAGCCTTGCGTAGGGGTCAGTGTTGGCAGCTGCTTCTGCAGCACCGCTAAACATTTTCTCAAGCTCGCCCAGTGGGTC